TCCTACATATCTGCGCGAGTACTGCGGGAAGTGGATCAAGGACACCGATGCCCTGGTCTACAAGCGATTTTCGACGGTGGATGACTTCGATCCGCAAGAGGATGACTGGGCTTATGTCCTTGGAGTGGACCTCGGATACACCCACTCATCTGCCTTCGTTGTATGCGGATACAACGACCGACAAAACAAACTGATCGTCGTTGAGTCGTTCAAGCGTAGTGGCCTCATACCGTCCGAAGTGGCCGAAGTCATTCAGGACCTGGACGACGAGTACGGGTTTGACACCATCGTTGCCGACGTGGGCGGCATCGGCAAGGGCTACGTCGAGGAAGCGAAGGCTCGCTTTGGCATCAACATCAAGGAGGCTGAGAAGTCTAAGAAGCGCGCCTATATCGAGCTTCTCAACGGCGACCTCGTGTCTGAGGTGGTGAAGATCAACGAGCCTGCGAACGCTGCGCTCATCGAAGAAATGAACGTCTTGCAGTGGGACGAGAAGAAGCTACGTCCCGACGACACCCGATACGAGGATCACCTGTGCGACGCTATGCTCTATGCGTGGCGCTACTGCTACCAGTACCTCTTTACTCCAGAGGAAGCGCGCCTTACGGAGGGCACTCCCGCCTACTTCGCGCAAATGGAGGAAAAGATGGAAGAAGAGCAGGAGAAACAAATGGCAGAAGCGTTCAATCGTCCATGGTGGGAGACTGAAGGCGGCGCGTCGGAAGGAGGAGAATGGTGGAGCAGGGACGCGGAGACGGTGGGATAGTCACTTCTTCAGAGGAACTTGTGCGATTAGTGGCTGCCCTAAAGCGCCTCGGTGTGACACAGTTCCGTATAGGGGATATCATAGTGGAGATATCCGCGATGAATGTGACTGAGAAGGAGGCGGACGAGGATGACGAGTTCGCCATGTTCTACAGTAGTGGCTAATGCAGACTGACAAGTTCACAGCGCTACAGTGGTGGGCCGACGAAGACCCGCATGAAGACCTGATCGTGGCTTTCCGCGATCTGGAGACGGCGGACTCTACCCGCCGCGCTGACTACATGCGGTTCATCCGGCTGTACGGCAACCGAGACTTCTATGGTTACACGCCATTTACCCATGACCGTGTCTACGCAGCGGAGCGTAGCACGCTGAACGTGGTAAAGAGCGTGTGCGATACGGCTGTGTCACGGCTGTCCAGATCGCAACCTCGTCCCCGCTTCATCACCCATGGGGGAAACTGGTCGTTGAAGCGGCGGGCGAGGAATCTGGAGAAGTTCGTAAGCCACGCTTTCTATGCTGCTCGTTTCAACATGCTCGCGCCTAAGATCCTCATGGATGCTGCCGTTCTAGGCACGGGGGTCATGAAGGTCTTTAGGCACGGCCAGGAGATCACGTTCGAGCGCGTCTTTCCCGGCGAGGTCTTCGTAAACCAGGCTGATGGTTTTTACGGGGAGCCCAGGACCTTTTACCAGCGTAAGTTTATCGACCGCGAAGTTCTGCTGGATATGTACCCGCAGTACGCGAACCAGATCAAGAACGCGGATCGGACCACCAACGACATGGACTACGGGGTGGACAGCCTCGTGGACCAGATCGAAGTGGTAGAGGGATGGCACCTTCCGAGTGGGGAGCGGCGTCACCGAAGACATTATGGGAATCCAGCTTGAGATCAACCGGCTGATGATCCGCATCAACAAGTCGATTCATCTGATGGCGGTCCCACGCATTTACGTAGAGAACAATAGCAAAGTGCGTAAGTCGTTCTTCAACAACGACGTCGGCACGATCATCCCCTATACGGGAGCCCCTCCTCAGATCGCCGCTCCCCCCGTGCTTCCACGGGAGGTCTTTGACCACCTAGAGATGCTGTACGCGAGAGCGTTCGAGCTAGCAGGCATTACCCAGATGGCGGCTACGGGGCGAAAGCCTTCCGGCCTAGACTCCGGGGTCGCGCTGAGGGAGTACCAAGACATCGAGAGCCTTCGGTTCACCACCGTCTCTCGTCAGTACGAGCAGATGTATATCGAAGCAGCCAAGCAGGTTGTTGACCTGGGTCGAGACATCTACTCGGAAGACAACAAGTACAGCGTAGTCCTGAGCAAAGACAAGAACACGATCGAGGCTGTCGACTTTAGCGAAGTCGATATGGAGGCCGACGATTACGTTCTCCAAGTACACCCCTCGTCGAGCCTGCCGGTAACACCGGCCGGCAGGCTCGCTTTCGTGGAGCAGATGATCGCGCTCAATCTTCTGGGACCCGATGAAGCCAAGCGCCTCTTGGACTTCCCCGATCTCGAAGCCCAGCTTTCTCTCGACCGCGCCGCTTCCATGCTCATTGATCGCAACATCGAGTTCATGTTGGACGACGGTAGGTATATGCCTCCGCCGCCCTACCAAGATCAGCAGCTTGCTATGAAGAAGGTGCAAGCGGCGCTCCAAAACGCGGAGCAGAACGGCGTGCCGGAAGACCGGCTTGACCTTCTCAGGCAGTACTTGGTGACTACGCACCAGATGATCCAGCGTGCGCAGATGCAGCAGCTGGCGATGGCTCAGGGAGCGATGATACCCGGAGCCCCGCCAGCGGTAGGCCCAGAGGGGGGCGTTCCCCCTAACGCAGTCGGGCCGACAGACCGAGAGTCTCAGAGGGCGCTCGAAGAGCAGCAGTACAAGGTTCAGCACGCGGAGCAACTCGCCAACCAGGCGAAGGCTGACCCGGTGTCGTTCTTGGAGCGTTCCGGCATGGACCGGGACGCGATTGCCCAGCGCTTGCAAGGCTCAGGCCCCGACCCTGTGTTGGGGCTCAAGGAAGAACTCTCTTCACTTCGAAACGAACTTCAGCAACAGAAGCAAATGGCCGAACAAGCGAAGATGCAGGCCGCTGTTAACGAGGCGCGTGAGAACGTGAAGAGGTTTATTGGCGCGAGCGAGACTCACCCTCTCGTCCGAGCCGCAGATGCGGGGGACATGGTCTGGAGTGTCATGACCTCTCGCCACCAGCAGACCGGCCAGTTAATGAGCGAACAAGACGCCGCTAGTGAGGTTGAGGCGTATCTGGAGAAGCTGGTAACTAAGGCACTTGAGAACGAGGGGACAAGAGGAAAGTTCAAGGACGTATCACCTTCGATTCCGACTCCTCCTCCGGGGCCGACCACCCTCTCTAACCAACAAACAAGCGGCAACGTGCATCGGCCCGCCACTCTCAGTCCGTCTATGGACCGAGACGCGTCCCTTGCGGAAGCCGCTAAGCTCATTGAATGGAAATAAACAATGGCAGGCGCACTCGATACCGATTCATTTGAGGCAGCACTCAAGGTTCACTACACCGACTTGAGGGTTAAGAACCTCGTTTACCGGAACAACCCATGGCTTGCGGCCATACCCAAGATGGAAGCGTTCGGCGGTAAGATGCTTCCGCTGCCGTTGCAGGTCGGCGTTCCGCAGGGCCGATCCGCCACGTTCTTGGATGCTCAGACGGACAAAACCCCAGGTATCTACAAGGACTTTCAGCTTGAGCGCATTCGCAACTACGGCCTCGCCGCCATCGAGAACGAGGTTCTCGAAGCGTCTGTCGGAAATGCGAACGCGTTCATGCAGGCTGCTGCTTCCGAGATCGACGGCATCTTGCGCGCTCTGACGCAGGACCTCGCTGGCGGTCTGTACGGAAACGGCACAGGCGTCCGAGGCACGTCGAGCGGCGCTTCTGTTCCATCGCCCGCCGACCCGGCGAACTGGCAGGTGGTCACCCTCGACGCTTCGACGGACATTGTCCGCTTCGAGGTGCAGATGCAGATCGTCTACCAGGCTGCTCTCGGTGGCGTGACGACTGGTCCCTTCCCCATCACTGAGGTCAACCGCGACCTCGGAACCATTACCCTGAATACTGGCGGTGCCGTTATCCCCGACGCCCAGCTTCTCTTCCAGCGCGGTGACGAGCCGGGAACCGCTACGGAGCGTAAGAAGATCACTGGCCTCGAAGGCTGGCTTCCTCCCACGCCTCCCGGCGCTGGAGACAACTTCTTTCTGGTTGATAGATCAACCGATCCCACGCGTTTAGCAGGTATCAGATATGAGGGCACCGGCGAGACGATCGAGGAAGCAATGATCGGGGCTGGCGCACTCCTCTTCCGCGAAGGCGGAAGGCCGGACGTCATCTTCATGAACCCCTTGAGCTACTCGGAACTCATCAAGAGCCTCGGCTCTAAGGTCGTATACGATCTGATGCGCTCCTCGGACGTGGCCGACGTCTTCTTCGAGGCTGTTCGCATCCACCTTCCGAGCGGCTCCGCGATGGTTGTCGCAGATCCCAACTGTCCTTACGGACGCGCCTACATGCTTCAGATGGATACCTGGAAGCTCTACTCGCTCGGCATGGCTCCCAAGATCCTGATGACAGACGGCCTACGGTTCCTGCGTGAAAATAACGCAGATGCGGTAGAGGTAAGGGCTGGATATTATGCACAAATGGGCTGCACTGCGCCCGGTTGGAATGCGACTATCGCACTAACCACTACCTGACCGCATTCTGCTGCGTGGGTGCGCGGACGGGGGAGCCAAATATCCCCCGTCCGCATCTCCTCGTGAGGGATATTTAGATGCCTAACTCATCAAACAAGAACTTCCCTCACGCCTATGGAGCGGGAAGAGTAATCGCAGCTTTCCGCTTGGCTCACTCTGGCGGTCCGTTTATCCCAGGAGACGCTAACGAGATTGAGGAAGTCGGAGGCGTCCCTCCTGCTGCGCTTGAAGACTCGGCCATTGTCGCTTCTGAGCCTTACCCATGGCCCGAAGGATTCCCGTGGGGGCCAGCAGATCTGGGTTCCGGCTTTCTGCCAGCGCCTTACGCTAGAGGTAACTGGCAGGCCCTCCGTATGCCGTACAACGCGACGAACTTCGGCGTTTATGCAGTGGGCAGTGGAACCGAGTCGTTCCCTTACCGGGACATGATCCTGCAGGCGACCACGA